CTCGGAGACACACAAACTGTGTATCAAGTATCCATAGGGAGCAAAGCATGAGCAGCAACTGGGGCGGGAATCGGGTTGGCGCGGGCCAGAAGCCGCAAGGGCCGCTGGCGGCGATCGACGGGCGCGGGCATGAACTAGCCCAGCCACCAGAGGATTTGCCCGAGGATCAGCGGGCGTTCTGGCAGGAAAACGCCCCGAAAGCCATCGAAAAGGGGACGTTGACCCAGCACACCGTGACCGCGTTCCGGTTGCTGTGTGAGGTGAACGAGGAGCGCCGGCAGACCAGGGACACCATTCGGGCGCAGGGCCGAACCTTTATCAAGGTGACGGTGGACGGGGCTGGAGTTGAGCACCAGGAACTAAAGGCCCATCCCTTGACCGGGGCGTATGGTCGGCTGGCCAAGACCGAGGAGGCGTCGATGAAGGCATTCGCCTTGGCGCCGTTTGGGAAGGCTGAACCTGGCCGCGCGAAGGCGAAAGCGGTCAACCCGTTCCAGAGCCAGGTGGGATGACGTATCTCGAGAAGGCTCGATCGTACGAGGACGGCGTGATCGCGGGGGAGATCCCGGCGTGTGTCTGGGTGCGTCTGGCGTGCGAGCGGAACCGGCGCGATCGGGAACGGATTGGAACCGAGGGCTTCCCGTTCACGATGGACGCGAAGAAGGCCGAGCGCATCTGCGCGTTCGCGGAGTTGTTGCCGCATATCAAGGGGCCGAAGGCCGTCGTCATGGGGAAGGACGAGGAAGGCCGGAACATCTGGGCGAAGATCCAGCTCGAGCCGTGGCAGTGCTGGATCTTGACGACGATGTTCGGGTGGGTGCGTCCGGATGGCTTGCGCCGGTTCCGTGTCGCGTTGGTGTTGATCCCGAGGAAGAACGCGAAGTCCACGCTCGGCGCGATCATCGCCTTGTACATGCTCGTGGCAGACGGCGAAGGCGGGCCTGAGTGTTATTCGGCTGCAACCACGCGTGACCAGGCCAAAGCCGTGGCGGAAATCGTGTGGGAGATGGCGAAGCGATCGCCGCAGATGTGCGAGTTCTACGGGGTGAGGTTGGGATCGGAGACGTCGCGCAGTCTGGCAGTCCCGGCGATGGCGGGAAAGTTTATGGCGCTATCGGCGGATGCTAACACGTTGGACGGGTTAAACATCTCGTGTGCGGTGGTCGATGAGCTCCACGCGCATCCGCGGGCGGCGGTCTGGAACGTGCTGGACACGGGCACGGGCGCGCGGCTGCAGCCGTGGCTGATCGGCATCACGACGGCCGGCGTAGACCTTGGGGGCATCTGCCATCAGAAGCTTGGCTATCTGGAGAAGGTGCTGGAGCAGATCGCGGAGGACGATACCTATTTTGGTATTAATTTCACGATAGACAAATCTGACGACATTCGACTTCCGGAGATCCAGAAGAAGGCGAACCCGAACTACGGCATCAGCGTCATGGCGGACGATCTCGAGCGCAAGGTGAAAGAGGCGCAAGTCTCGCCGGCCTCGATGAACAACGTCCTGACGAAGCACTTTAACGTCTGGGTGCGAGCGGAGTCCACGTGGTTCCCAATGGATGCGTGGCGCGCGTGCGGGAATGCATCGCTACGGATGGAAGACTTCCGCCAGTATCCGTGTTGGATCGGCGTAGACCTCGCTGAGGTGCGTGACTTCTGTGCCGTGGTGGTGTTGTTCAAGTTGGGACCGGATCAGTTCGCGTTGTTCGGGAAGTACTACTTACCGGCTGACACGATCGACAAGTCGCCCGTCGCTGAACTGTCAGGTTGGGTGCGTGACGCGCATGTCACAGAGACCTCGGGGGACCAGGCGGATTACCAGCGCATCGAGGACGACATCATCGCGTTGACCGAGACGTTGACCGTGCAAGAGATCGACTTCGATCGCGCCCTCGCGGCGCAGATGCAGCAGGGACTCAAGCGACGTCTTGAGCCGCGCATGGGTCGGGACGCTGTTGACCGTTTCGTGGTCACGGTGCCCCAGACGGTGGAAACCATGAATCCATCGATGCAGATGCTGGAGCGCCTCGCATTAGCGAAGGGGCTCCAGCATGATGCGAACCCTGCCATGACGTGGATGATGGGGAACGTCGTGGTGGAGCGGAATCACAAAGACGAAATCTACCCGCGGAAAGCCGGCGGGAAAGATTCGCATAACAAGATCGATGGTCCGGTTGCACTGTTGACGGCTCTGTCTCGCGCAATGGCCGACACGGTGGGCCCATCGGTCTATGAGTCCCGTGGCGCGTTGGTGATCTGACGATGGCTGATAAAAAGGGCTTCCTGGCCTATCTCTTTGGGGTCCTGGCGCGGCAAGCCGAACAGCGCGGGTACTGGATGCATGGACAGTCCAGCGATCCGGCGTTGGCGCGGTCCGGGTTCTGGAGCTCTACGTCGGCGACCAGCACCGGGATGCAGGTGAATGAGACCACCGCGTACACGTACTCCGTGTTTTGGGCGTGCGTGAACAACATCAGCACGGACATTGCCTCATTCCCGCTGAATCTCTACAAACGGGAGTCGAATGGCGGCAAAACGCTCTTACAGGACCATAAACTGTTCTCACTGCTGCATGATTCGCCCAACCCGGAGATGACGGCGTTCACGTTTCGCGGGCTCTTGACCTCGAATGCGCTGACGTATGGCATGGGGTACGCCGAGATCGTCCGCAATGGGTCGGGGCAGGTCCACCAGTTGTGGCCGATCACGCCCGACCGAGTGAACGTGCGGCGCGATGATCTGGGCCGGTTGTATTTCCAGGTCACGCGGGCGGATGGCGGCTCGGATGTATTGCGGCAGGACCAGATGTTTGTCTTGCCGAGCCTGACGCACGATGGCGTGTCTGGGCGGAACATTGTCCACATGGCGCGGGAATCCATCGGGCTCGGGTTGGCGGCGGAACGATTCGGCGGGACGTTCTACGGGAACGGATCGACGTTTGGTGGGGTGTTTGAGCATCCCACCCGCATGTCCGATAAGGCACTGGAAAACTTCCGGCAGTCGGTGAACGCGCAGCATCAAGGCGTCGAGAAGGCGCACAAGTTCATCGTGACCGAAGAGGGCATGAAGTTCCAGCGGCTGACGGTGGATCAGAATGCCGCGCAGTTCATCGAGACCCGCCAGCACCAGGTGGAAGAGATGTGCCGGTGGTTCCGGATGCCGCCGCACAAGGTCCAGCACCTGATCAGGACGTCGTACAACAGCGTCGAGCAGATGAACATCGAGTATTCATCGGATACATTGCAGCCGCGGTGTGTCTGTTGGGAACAGGAACTCTTGCGGCAACTGATCGCGCCGTCTGAGCGCCGGATCCAGTTCTTCAAGCACAACATGGACAGCAAGTTGCGCGGGGATACCGCGGCCCGGTATGAGGCGTACGCGAAGGGGATCCAGAACGGGTTCCTGAGCGCCGATGATGTGCGGGAAAAGGAAGACATGAACCCGCTGCCAGACGGGGCGGGCAAGAAGTACTTCATTCAGTCCAATAACCAGCCGCTCGATCGCGTGGATGAGATCGTGGACAAGCAGGTGGCGCCGGATCCGAAGCCGCAAGCTCCACAGGCACCAGCCGCGAAGTCAGACGACGACGAGGAGAAGTCACAGCGGATGGTGGAGGAAATCAGGACTGCCCTGGCCGCTGTGGAATCGCGCATCGCCGACACGGCTGCGAAGATCACTACCGTGGAGATGGACAACCTGAGCCTCAAAGAGGCGAAGTCCGAACTGGAAGTGGATGCGTCCGGATTGCGGGCGCAGTTGGCGAAGGAACAAGCCGAGGCGAATCAGCTTCGGGTACTGCTGATGGACGCCACGGAACGGGCGGGGCAAATCGCGGCCGAGCATGAAGCGACACAACGTGCAGCAGACGACCTGAGGGCGCAGGCCGAGGCGGCTCAGTTTTACGCGGAAGCCGCGAAGACGGCCACGGCTCTTGAACTGGAGCGGGTCACGGCTGAATTGAACGCGATGGCCGCGCGGGCGGCTCAGGTGGAAGCGGATCAGCGGGTCATGCACCAGACCGTCGTGGCGGCGGACCTGGCGCTGACGAAGCTGCAGGCCGATCTCGTGGCGGCGGAGGCGCGGTATACCGTGACGTCCTCAGAGCTCGAGACGGAGCGGGGCGCGTTGAAGGCGGCCTGGAACCAGGTGGAGCAGTTACGGACGGCGATCGCGGAGGCCCAGCAGGAACGGGATGCCGTAGACGCGGATCGCGTGGCGAAGATGGCCGAGGCGGCGACGTCAGCAGCGAAGGCGGACGAAGCCCACCAGAAAGCCACTGAAGCGGCTGAAAAACTCAGAAAGGCCACGGACGAGGCCGAGGCCGCTCGCCAGTTGCTCGAGGAAGAGACGGCGGCGCGCGTTGAGGCGGAGCAGGCGCAGGAGGCGATCCGATCAGCCCTGGACACGGCCACGGCCACGGTGTATGCGGAGAAACGGGCGGCGGCACAGGCCCTGGAAGAGGCCACAGCGAACCGGCTGGCCACGGAGCAGGCACTAGCCGAGACGGTGGCGAAGCTGGAGGCCGAGCAGGCGTTACGCGCGGCCGCTGAAGCTGCCCTGCCGGCATTGAAAGCCACGTACATTGCGAAACGACAAGCCACGATCACCGCGCGTCGTAAGGTCATCGCCACCGCAGCGAGCAAGGTTCTCGTGGTCGAGTGCGATCGGGCTCGGCGGAATCAGACTACGCCGGCGAAGTTGCTGGCGTGGGCGGAGTCGTTCTACATGGGGCCGGTGCATGAGGACCGGTTCGTCGATGCCCTCCGCGACATCATGCAGGAAGTGCTGATTGACATCGACTCAGATGTTGATGTGGACACCTACACGCGGAACAAGGTCCGTCCGCAACTACTGGCCGCTGTCGCACAGATTCGTGCGGTAGCGAGCGGGGATCCCGAAGAGTTCCCTGTCGCACTGGAGCACCTGTTGACGCGGTGGGAGCGCGAACGCCCCGCTGCGATTGCCGATGCAGTAGTTCAAGAGGAGATGACCTATGTCCGGAGCCTCTAAGCAGCAGCCTGAGGGTGTGGAGAAGCGAGACGCCTCCACGCTCTTTAACTATGACGGGGACGGCACACGGCCTGTCATCCGCGGGAATCCGATCGTGTTCAATTCCTGGTCGCAGGTGATGCGCGGCGGGATGTTCGGAGAGATTGCGTTCCGGGAAGTCATCGCGCCGGCCGCGGTCGATCGCACGCTTCGCAGCGCGGAAGAGATCCACGCCTACTGGAATCACGACGGCGGGGAAGTCCTCGGCAGCACGCTGTCCGGGACGCTGAATCTGCGAAAGACGAGTACGGCCCTGGCGATGGAGTTGTATCCCACGCAGGAATGGCTGGCCACGCATCACGCGGCAGGTCTGAAACGGGGCGACGTGCGGCGGATGTCGTTTGGCTTTCGCGTGATCGACGAGAAGTGGTCGGAGGAGCCTGACGAACAGGGCGTGTACGAACGTGAGATCGTGGACATGCTGTTCTCGGAAGTGTCGATCGTGGGCAAGCCCGCGTACAAAGACACCTCGGTGGCGCTTTCGCAGCGGTCCCTGGACGTCTTCAACTCGGACGTGCGGCGGTGCCTGTCGCTGGACATGGCGCGGAAACGTCAACGCAATCTCATGGCGCGGTAAATGGGCAAGCGGGGATTCAACCACGGCGGGTCCACGCGGAAGGCGGGCAAGCTCGAGCGGGCCCGGTTTTCGGATGTGTTCCGGCTGGGCCGTCGCCAACAGCCCCGCACAGAGGCCGAGCTCCGCACGATGGCGGATCTCATCGTGCGGGCACAGGCGTATTACGACGCGCAGGCGTGGGATGAAACGGAACCTCTTGTCCGAGATCTACTAACGTACGAGGAGTTTCGGCAACCGATGGCGTACGACTCCCTGGGCGCCGTGCTCGAGCGGCAGGGGAAGATTCAGGAAGCCATCCAAGCGTTTCGGAAGGCACTGGAGATCGATCCGACATATGCGGAGGCGCGGTCGCGCCTGATTATGATCGTGGACGCGCTGCCCAGTACCACGGCGGAGCGTGCCCAGAAGGAGCGCGATCTCTGGTGGCAGTATCACGGGGCGGACAATTACAAACGCCGAACCGGGCACGCGAACCACAACCGCGATCCGGAGCGGCCGTTACGGGTGGGGTATGTCTCTGGGGATTACCAGTTCCATTCCGCGGCGACCGTCTTCGAGCGGGTTCTGTTGCAGCATTCTGAAGGCGTCATCCCATATTTCTACAGCACGACCCCCCACGACAAGCACGACCACAAGACGGTGGACTATCAGTCGCGTGGAGGCTGGCGAGATCTCCGGATGGATGAAGGGTTCTTGCCAGATGGGCGGCGTAAGCCGGGGAAGCTCTGGCCGGATGCGGTGATTTGGGATCGCATCCGGGACGATCAGATCGATATTCTCGTGGACTTGTCCGGGTATACGGCCTGCAACAGCCTGCCGGTGTTCTGCTTCAAGCCAGCGCCGATTCAGATCACGGGCTGGGGCTATGCGACCGGGGTCGGCTGGAAGGCGATGGACTACCTGATGACGGATCGCGTCGTGGTGCCCGAAGACCGGCAACACGAACACGTCGAGCGTATGCTGTATATGCCCTGCGTCATCAATTACGAACCCATGTCGGGCTTCCCGGTGCAGCCCAACACGCTGCCGTGTCTCTCGGAGCGTCCGACGTTCGGCGTGTTCCAGCGTTCATTGAAACTGAACGCGGACGAGTTTGAGGTGTGGCGGCGGATTCTCGAGCGACTCCCAGAGAGCCGGTTGTTGTTCAAGAGTCACTATCCAAAGAGCCTGGTGGAGTGGATCCTGCCCCACTTTGGCGCGCAAGCCCCGCAAGTGGAGTTTCAGTTCGCGACGTCGAGTCTGGCGCACAAGCAGGCGTATAGCCAGGTGGATCTGTCACTGGATTGCTGGCCTCAGACAGGCGGCGTCTCGTCGTGCGATTCGCTCTGGATGGGTGTGCCGATGGTGACGCTGATTGGCGACCGGATTATCCAGCGGACATCGGCGAGCCTCTTGACGATTCTCGGCCTCACCGACTTCATCGTGGAGACGAAGGAGCAGTACATCGACACGGCGGTGACGTGGGTCACGACGCGCAAGCAGGAACTGGCGAACATCCGGACACGGCTGCGGGACCAGTGCGATGCCTCTCCGATTCGTCAGGGCTATCTGGAAGCCACGGAAACGGCCTACCGGGACGTCTGGCGGGAGTGGTGCGCTCATCCCTCGCTGGAACTGTTTCAGCGGTGGGCGAAGGAACAGGCTTCGTGAAGCGCGGCCGCCCGCAGGAAGTGCCAGACCCCGTTCGGATCGATATTCGGATTGCCGCGCATGATTACGACTCGCTCGATCGTCTGGCCCGCCAGCAGGACATCAGCATCCCCGCCCTCATTCGGCAGGTGATTTCGGCGGTAGTAAATAGACCGATGCGAACGACCTCGACATAATCAATCCTGACTACTTGAATCTCAGGTGTGTCGGTGACGCGTTCACCGGGCGCCTGTTGATATAAACGGCTCACCTCTCCCGCGGAGTCGGAAGGGCGTGGCCCATAGCAGAGCACAGATGTGCTCGCTTTTGGCTACGCCTTTTTGTGTATCAGGCGTGCCCAGCGAGCGAAAGGGACACGCCAATGAAACAAGACTTGCTCCTCAAGAAAGGCCAGCTCGTCAACGAAGCGAACGAGATCCTGGCGAAGGTTCACGCCGAGAAGCGCGAAGGACTCACCCCCGAGGAAGAGCGGAAGTTCAACGCCATCCACACGGACGTCGAGAAGATCTCCTCGCACCTCTCCCTGATTCAGAAGCAGGAAGATGCCGAGCGCGGGGTCAACGAAGTCTCGGCTCGCATCACCCAGCCCAACCCCACGCCGTCTGGCCCGATCGAATCGCGGCTGATGGCCGGCGCGTGGGACTACCAGGACGCCGTGCGCGGCTGGTTCATCAGCGGCGCCAAGAGCCAGGCGATCCCGACCCACATGCAGATGGCGGCCAAGCGCGTCGGGCTGGACCTCCAGAGCAGCCAGCTCCCGTACAAGCTGGCGGTGCGCGCTCTCACGGGTCTGACGCCGGATGCCATGAAGATCTGGCAGCAGTATCACGACGAGTACCGCTCGATGGCGGGTCCGCAGGCGTCCACCAGCGCGGGCGGCTACGCGATCCAGGACGCCGCGATGCGCGAAGTCGAAATCGCGCTGCTGGAATACGGCGGGATGCGTCAGGTCGCGACGATACTCCGGACCGACACGGGCGGGCCGCTGCCGATTCCCACCGTCAACGACACCACGCAAGTGGGCACGCTGATCGGGGAAAACACGACCGCCACGAAGCAGGACGCCGCGTTCAGCCAGTTGGTGTTGGACGCCTACAAGTACACGTCGAAGGAAGTCGTGGTGAGCGTTGAGCTGATGCAGGACAGCGCCGTCAACCTGCCGCAGATGCTGGGCCGGTTGCTCGGTGAGCGCGTGGCGCGGCCGTCGCACACCCACTTCACCACGGGCACAGGCACGGGCACGCCGAACGGCATCGTCAACGCGGCGACGTTCACGCAGGCGACCACGGGCAATACCACGGGCATCACCTACGCCAACCTGTTGGCGCTGTATCACGCGGTGGACCCGTCGTATCGCCGCCCCGGCACCTTCATGATGAACGACAACTCGCTCTTGAAGATCAAGCAGATTGTCGATTCCTCGAGTCGGCCGCTGTGGCTCCCGAACCTGGTGTCGGCGTCACCCGACACGATCTTCGGGGCGCCGATCGTCATCAATCAGGACATGGCGTCCATGACGATCTCGGCGAAGTCGATCATCTTCGGCGACCTGTCGAAGTACATCATCCGCGACGTGCGGGACTTCACGCTGATCCGCATGGACGAGCGGTATGCCGAGTTCCTGTCGGTGGCCTTCCTGGCGTTCATCAGGACGGACGGCGACTTGCTGAACGCGGGAACCAATCCAGTTAAGGGTTATCAGAACTCAACGTAAACGTAAGTTGTTGTAAACAAACGACTTACGGTCCAGATAGACATAGCCGGGGGAGCCATGAGACTTCCCCGGCTGTGCGGTTCTCCTTCTCAGAGGGCACGGCCAATGACAGCACTTGAGCACGTAGTGCGGAGCTTTGCGCGCCGCATCTGCCAGAACGGCGACGTCTCGTTGGTGTCAGACGGCCACCCTGCCCTCGTCGCAGCCTTCAAAGAACTCGGCTGGTCTGACCCCTACGTCGATCCGACGTTACTCCCGCCGGCACCACCGAAGCCTGAACCGATACCCGTGAAAGCCGATCCGCCGAAGGGGCGCGTCAGTGGCCTGTAGTCCGGACGTCTCGTGGAGCGTGACGACGGCGCCCGTGCTCGAGCCCTTCACGGTGGAAGAGGCGAAGGCACAGATCCGCAGTGTCCAGAACCAGGAAGACGGGATCGTCGCCAGCTACATCAAAGCCGCGCGTGCGGCGGCTGAGAAGTATCTGGGCCGCGGCCTCCTGACCCAAACCATCACGCTGAACCTGTCGGACTTCGTGCCGGTGTTGTCGCTGCCGATGGCGGCCCCGCTGCAGTCGGTGACCACGGTCAAGTACTACGACACGGACGGCACCCAGCAGACGCTGGCTTCCAGTTACTACACCGTGGACACGATCGGTCATCCAGGACGACTCGCGCTGGCGTCTGGGCAGTCGTGGCCGGCGGTGGATGGCGATCGCAAAGTTGGGCGGATCGAAATCATCTATCTCGTGGGCTACACCTCGCGCGATCTGATCCCGGAAGAGATCAAGCAGGGGATGCGTGTGCTCATCGGGAACATGGACGCGGATCGCGATGGCATGGATCCGAACTCGGAGCAGGCCATGCGGGTCGCGAAGATGTTCTGGACGGATCGGGTGTTCCCTATTCCGCCGCAGTACGAGGGCCTCTGATGCGCGCGGGTCCCTGCAACAAGTGGGTGACGCTGGCGCGGTGGCCGGACACGGAGGACGACACGCGCGGGACGCCGTTGACTCCCGAAGGCATCTGGGCCGCGATCGAGCCGTTGCCTCCTGGCAGTTCCGGGAACCGCGCACAGGACCATCAGATCCGGATGCGCTTCCATCCCGAAGTGACCATTGACACGCGGGTGCAGTACGTCGATGCGCGGATCAATCGGACGCGGGACTTCTACGTGCGCGGGGTGCAGTCGGTGAACGAAGCCGGGGACGAGATGGTGCTCCTCGCTGAAGAGGTGGCGCCCTGATGCCTGTGACGTGGACGGGCTTACAGGAGTTCAAGAACGCCCTGCATAACCTGCCGGCAGAGTTGACGGGCGAGGCCTCGAACATCGTCATTGAAGCCGCGAAGTCGGCCGAGCGCGACACGAAGGCGGCGTACCCGCAAGGGCCGACAGGCAACTTGCGGCGTGGTGTGACGACCACCGTGGAAGCCATCGGTCACGGTGGCGTGAGTGCGCGCGTCAAGAGCAATGCCTTCCACGCCAATCTCTTTGAGAACGGCTACCGCGGCAAGAAACCTGGCGGAACTGGCCCAAAAGAACAGCGTGTCGTCCCAGATTCGCAAAAGATGATCCCGATCGCGATCCGTGCCCGCCGGCAGATGTACGTGAAGTTGATCGACATGGTGCAGCGTCACGGTCTGGTGGTGTCGCAGTCATGAGTCCGAGCCTGACCATCTGCGTGCCGACGATGGGCCGTGACACGTTGGTGGACACGCTCGAGTCCATCAAACGGCAAGCCCTGCAGCCGAACGATCAAGTCCTGATTGTGCTGGATACGTTCGTGGCGCAGATGCAGATACCGCGCGTCCAGGCGCTCGTGGAGTCCTACGGCTTCACCTTCGTCGCGCACAACGGTGGCTATGCGTTCTATGGCAATCCGCAACTGAACAAGGCCATCGAGCTCGCCACGGGCGACTTCTTCTGCGCGTTGGGCGATGACGACGTGTATGTGGACGGGGCGATCGCGCGGCTGAGACAGAAGCTCCAGCCGAACCGCTGCGTGCTGTTTCAGTTCCTCGCTCCGCCTGACATGGTGCCGAGCCGGCCAGGGATGCGGTTTCGGCTCTGGATCGACAGGGACTTGCGTGTGGCGAACATCTCCGGCTGCTGCGTGGCCGCTCCGCGTGCCTGCCTGGTGCCCGTGAGTGCCGAGCGGCGGTGTGAAGTGGACTTCGACTGGATCGCGGACATGGTGGCCAAGACTGGCCAGAAGCCGATCTGGATGAAGGACTGCCTGGTGATTGCGCGCCCACCCGAGGGCTATCACAAAGGCTTTGTGGATTGCCGCGGCTGTGGTGAACCCGGTTTCCTCGAAGACATGGACGCCGACGTCGTGTGCGCGGCGTGCGCGCCCACGGTCGTGCGGTCCTTGCTGGGGGCGGCATGACGCCGCGGCGAAAGCTCAAGATTTTGCTCGCGCATCCGGGGGCGAGTTGGGCTACGGCGGAAGTGTACTGGGGGCTTTACCACGGGCTGACGTTTCACGACGTGGACGTGGTGCAGTACCGCCTCGATCAACGCCTGGATGATTCCCGTGCCGCGTTGCATTACCGCTGGCGTCGGCTCAAGAAAACCCAGCCCGATCTCGAAAAGCCCAACGCCGTGGATATGAGCTACCACGCGAGCATTGGGGCGCTCGAGATGGCGCTGCGCCATCACGTGGACGTCGTGCTGGTGGTCTCCGCGATGCTGTTGCATCCGGACGTGATCGTCATGTTGAAAGACGCCGGCGTCAGGGTGGTCGTGTTGTTCACCGAGTCTCCGTACGATCACGACTCTGAGATCAAGGTGGCGCAGATCGTGGATGGCGGATGGACGAACGAGCGCAGCGTGGTCAAGACCTTTCGTGCGGTGAATCCGAGATTCGGGTATCTCCCGCATGCGTTCAACCCGATGGTGCATCGGACGGATCTGCCGATTGATGACAGCGTGCCGGCGCATGACGTGGTGTTCGTGGGGACGGCGTTCCGAGAGCGGGTGCGCTGGTTCAACTCCATCGACTGGAGCGGGATCGATCTCGGCCTGTACGGGTCGTGGGAAAAGTCGCGGCTGAATCCGCAGGTTCGGAAGTGTCTGCAGGGCGGGCCGATCGCGAACGAGCAAGCCACGCTGTTGTATCGCCGCGCGAAGATCGGCCTGAACCTATATCGCACCTCGCAAGGGTGGGGGCCGGACGCCGCACAGATTGCCCATGCAGAATCCATCAATCCGCGCGCCTATGAATTAGCGGCGTGCGGCACGTTCTTTCTCTCGGACTACCGATCGGAATCAGTGGAAGTCTTCGGCGACAGCGTGCCGATGTTCCGCTCTCCGATTGAGGCGGCAGCCTTAATTCGACGCTGGCTGGCGGATGACGCCGGCCGATCTCGACTGGCGGCGGCACTCCCTGCCCGCGTGGCAGAGGCTTCGTGGATTCACCGCACCAAGACGGTGCTCGGGGATCTACAACAGCTCCTTTCATTGGCGGCCGCATGAGCCGCAGGAGCTTCTAACCAATGGCTGCATACGCAGGTAAATCAGGGGCGGTGTATCTGGCGATTGAGTCGTCCACGGGTGTGGCGACTCAGTGCATCAAGTTGAACACGTGGACGCTAGATCGCAGTTCTGACACGTTCGAGGTCACGGCGTTCGGCGACACGAACAAGACGTTCGTGCAGGGGTTGCCCAATCTCTCGGGCACGATCAGCGGGTCGTGGGATGACACGGAAACGAAGCCGTTCGCAGGCGCGATCTCCACGAACGGTGTGAAGGTGTACCTGTATCCCAGCTCGACGGCACCGACGAAGTACGCGTACGGGGTCGCGTGGCTGTCCGTGTCGATCGAAGCGCCGGTCAATGGCGCCGTGACGGTCTCGGGCAATTTCGTGGCCGCGAACAGTTGGTATGTCAACCTTTGAGAATTAACTAACGTGAGTCCAGGTCTGACCGTCTCTGATCGCGCAGATCGTTTGATAGGTAACTCCGTATCGCCGGCCAATGTCGGACAACGTAAGACGTTCGTCCTGCAGCAACTGTCGAATAACGGGGATGTCAGAGTCGGTCAGCTTGGCTTTCCAATGTTTCATGCCGTGCTGGTGGCGCATCTTTCTGTCGCGGTCGGAGTTGTTCTCACCTTTCGTGCCTGCGAACAGATGGTTCGGGTTTACACACGGCGGGTTGTCGCATTTATGAAGTACGCACATGCCTACGCCCAGCGGTCCATGTGTTCTCTCGAACATGAATCTCGTGATGCGTATTTGGCGCATCCGTCTGTCATCGATGACTCCGTAACCTTTGCGGTCTCTAGTTCCGGTCCATTCCCAACAGACATCGGATGGCAAGGCAAGCGGAAGGTATTTCAACACTCGCACTTCAATTGGAGGCGTGGACGCTTTCCTGCCTTCAAGCGTGCATCGCTTCGAGCAGTAACGCTGGTTTCTTGTCGTGATTGCTCCATGGCAGTACAGGCATGTTTTCGGCGTATTCATTCACTAATTATAACGCCGCGACTGTCTGTGCAGGTGAACCTGTAATGAACGAGCTCGCGATGAAAGGGGCGGCGGCCGAACTGCGCTGGGGGTGGCATCAGGCCGCCGTCCTCGAATCGTGGGAGATGAGTGGAGCGACCGTCACTGCGACGGTGGTGTCGGCGGACGACTTCATGGTGACGCAAGCGCCACTGAAGTTCGTGGTACCTCGGCCGAGTGGGCCGTGGGTATGGACAGTGTCTAGCTTGCAGATCACGGGAAAGACGTTCAGTGCGTCTCTCGTGCAGGAGTAGGTCCGATGGCGAGATCGAGATTCGTAGTCCCAGACGTGGTCCGAGTGCCGTTGTCAGACGGCGACTGGTTGGAGCTGAAGCGCGAGCTCAATGCCGGGGAACAGCGGCGCATCTTTACGGGCCTCGTGAAGACGATGCAGGCGGGCGAGAAGCCGGAACTGAATCCGGAGCAGGTCGGGAAGACCAAGATCCTGGAATACGTCGTGGCGTGGTCGCTGAGGGACGCGGCTGACAAGCCGGTGCCGTTCAGCGCGTCCGCGTTGGACAACGTGGATCCAGACACCTACAGCGAGATCATGGCGGCCGTGGATGCCCATGACGAAGCCGCGGACAAGGCGCGGGAAGAAAGAAAAAACGTCCGGGGCACGCCGACTACATCACCAGCGACCTCAATATCTGCCGATTCTTCCCTGGTTGGACAGTAGACGACGTGCGTGCCCTGTCACTCGATGACTACGACGCGGTGATCCAGATGATGAACAAGGCGGCCAAGGGATAGCGTGGCAATCAACGCGACCTTCACAGCGAATTTCAGCTCATTCACCAAAGCGGTGGAGCAGGCCGAGGTACAGCTTAAGGATCTAGAGACCGGCGCGGCCAAGGTTGATAAATCCCTTAGCCGCATGGCGGAGTCGTTCTCCGGCAAGAAGATCATCCAGGAAGCGACGTTGATGGCGAAGGCCATCGGCGACGTCGAGAACGTGAGCAAGTTGACCGAGACTGAAATGCGCCGCGTGTCTGCGGCGACCAGTGAGGCGATCGAGAAGCTGAAAAAACTCGGGAAAGAAGTTCCGCCAGAGATTCAGAAGTTGGCCGATGCCACAAAGAACGTCGGTGTGGAAACGAAGGCCGCAGATACAGCCTCCAAGGGCTGGGGTGGGGCGCTTGCCACGCTGACGACGCTCGCGAAGGGGTTCATCGCGGTCCAGTTGGTCGCGTTCCTGAAGGATGCTGTGACATCGTCGCTGGATTATGCCGACGCACTCAGCAACCTCAGCGCAAGGACGCGCGTGTCTGTGCAAGACCTTCAGAAGTTGGAAGCTGTTGGACGGCCAGCCAGCGTGTCGCTGGATGACATGGCGCTGGCGGCACAGGCCCTCTTCAAAAACCTCGACAGCAAGGCCGGGAAAGATGCGATTGAGAAATTAGGGCTGGACTACGCCAAGCTGCGCCAACTCAAACCTGCCGACATGATGCTTGAGATCGGCATCGCAATTCAAAAGATTGAGGATCCGGTGGAAGCGGCGAACGCGTCCACGGATCTGTTCGGTAAGACATTCAGCAAGGTTGCGGCGTCGATGACGGAAGACGCTAAGAAGGTAGCAGAGAACGCCAGAACGCTATCCGACGCACAGGTAAAGGGGCTCGATCTCATCGGAGACATGTGGGATGACTTAAAGGACCGCGTCTCGAAGGGCACGAAGTCATGGATCGCAGACATGGGCCTGCGATTGCTGGCGTACAAGAACCTGTACGACTACATCAAGGGCTCGCCCATGCCCGCGCTCGATCCTCCAAAGCCGCCCACGAATCTTCGCCCCCTGACGAAGGCCTGGATCGCAGACATGGACGAGGTGGCCCGTGTCGCGAAGGAGATGAACGACCAGATCAGTGAGGCCGCGAAGAAGCGCGAACAGGTCGAGAAGAAGGCCGCCGAGGAGTCCAAGAAGGCCGCCGAAATAGTGGACGCATCGTTAGAGCGGATCCGGTACGGCTACTTTAAGCTGGGTCAAGCCGCGCTTGCGGTGGCCAATAATACCTCCCCGCTGATTATGCGGACCTCGGAGTTTGTGACGGTCAGTAACGACTATTCCAAGGCGCTCACAGCCGCGCAAATTAAGACGGACGCATTTGGACACGCGATTCCCGTAGCGGCGGTCTCACTAGGCGACTTGGGCAAGGGCGTTATTTACGTCGGCGAGAAAGTCAACGTCTTCACCAAGAGCCTCGCCAAGCTTCCAAGTTTACTCGTGGCGGCGTTTACCGGTGGCGGCGGAGTCAAGGGGGCCATAAACGCACTCGGCGCTGAAATTGGCAGCGGATTATTTGGCGAGGGTGGTGCATTTGCGAAGGCTACCCAAAAAGCCACGGATGGGTTGAAGAAGGTGTTCGGGTCCACGATTGGCGGGGCGCTGGGCGCGGCGATCCCCGGTATCGGGGCGCTGATCGGTCCGGCCTTTGAAAAACTCGCCGGCTGGATTGGGAGCCTGTTCGGCAATAAGACCAAGGACGCGATCGTGGACAGCTTCGGCAGTTACGATGCGTTGCGCGCGAAGCTCGGTGCCCTCGGTGAAGAGGGCGAGCGCATGTGGAAGCGGTTGACGCAGCAGACCGGCCGGAACGACCTCGCCAGCACGAAGGCGCAGATTGAGGAGATTAACAAAGCGTTGGGCCTGCAGGCGACGGCGATGCAGTCCGTCGATGAGGTGGCGAAGAAATACGGCTTAACCATCGAAGACCTCGGCCCCGCATGGGCCAAGCAGGAGCTGGACAAGAAAGCCCAGGAGTTGTGGAAGGACTACCAGCTCCTGATCTCGGCGGGTGCCGACCACGCCAAGGTGCTCCAGAAGATGGCGGGCAGCGTGAACGAGTACGTGAAGAACGCGCTGAAGATGGGGACGGAAGTGCCAGAAGCGATGCGGCCGATGCTCGAGGCCATGATCCAGAACGGCACATTGCTCGACGCGAACGGCAACAAGATTGAGAACTTGGAAGAGTCAGGCATCTCCTTCGCCATGACCATGACGGAGGGCTTCAAGTCGCTCATCGATGAAGTCAAGAAGCTCACTGACATCATCGCCAACAGCCTGGGGGTGGCGCTGAAGAAGATCCCGAAGCCAGACGCCCCGTGGGAGGACTGGCCGCCTCCACCAGAGGTGCCTGACTACGGAGACAACAGCAACAGCTCGGCGCCGCGTGTCCCGGTCATTCCGCAGGCGATGGGCGGATCTGGTGTCGTCACCAAGCCGACGTTGTTTCTGGCAGGGGAAGCGGGCCGTGAAGAGTTTGCCTTCTCTGGGGCGAACAAGCAGTTCGACCGCTCTGGCGGCTCCGATGTGGGCGCCCTGAAAGATGAACTGGTGGCGCTGCGGCGAGACTTCGCCCTGCGAAACAAGCTTCTGATTCAGGGCATCAAGATCGGCCTGCAGGACGCGATGGCGTTGGTCCGGTAATGCCGACCGCCCTTCCGGCTGTTCGGGTCGAGATGCAGTTCACGACTGGGATCTGGTCTGAAGTGGCGTCGTCTGATGTGAACCAGTCGGCCGGAATCGCGATCCATTACGGCATTGATGGCAACGGCCCAACGGATTGCGTGGCGAGTACAGGAACGTGTACGTTCGTGATGCGGAACGATGCGCGCAATAGTGGACTCGTGCTCGGGTATTACTCGCCCTTGCACGCCAGCAAGCGGACTGGCTGGACGTTTGGGATTGCGTGTCAGGTGGTGTTCTCGCATCCCAGTGACACGGCGACGACGGTGACCATCACCCGTTCAAGCCAGACGGCGACGGTGGCGCATACCACGCATGGCAAGGCGACAGGCGACTACGTGACGATCTCTGGAGCCGTGCAACCTGAGTACAACGGGACGTGGCGGATTACGGTCACGACGGCGAACGCGTACACGTTCACCGTGGTGGGCACTCCGACCACGCCCGCGACTGGAACGATCACGTCCCGCAAGGCGTATGTGAAGCATCGGGGCAAGGTCCATACGATTGAGCCGCAGGCGAATCCCAAAGGGGAGCGAAGTGTCCTTGTGACCTCGTACGACGGGATGCGCGACCTCGTGGCCGCTGATGTGCGGCGCGTGTCACTTCTTATTAATACCAACGAATCCACCGCACTGACGACGTTATTAGATTCGTTGCCGACTGCGGCCCAGCCCGTGCTCCGAAGTATTGACACTGGCATGGAGACGCTTCCCTATGTGTTCGACAACATTGGCGACGGTGTCAAGGCGGTCAGCATCATGCGGGACCTGGCGCTCAGTTCGCCATACACCTTGATCTATATGAAAGGGGACGGGACGCTGACAAAAGAGTCGAGACAGACGCGCTCGACAAAGACCAGCCAGTTTACCTTCTCTGATTCCATGCAAGGCGTGTCCATCCCCACCGATCTCGGTAACGTGTACAACCATGTCCGTGTCACGATCCATAAACGTAGCGTGTCATCCGACTACACAGAGGAGTTGTATCGGTTGTCTGAACCGATTGTGGTGCCGCCATTAGAGACCGTGGAGGTGTGGACAAACTTTACAGATCCGAATGACCGGTCTATTGGTGTCGGTGGCATTCCGGATCCGATCGAGGCATTCGGCGAGTACGAGGCATCGGATAACCCGCTCACTGGTGGCGTGGCGGTGAATGAAAGCGTCGTCAAGACGACGTTTGCCACGACGATGAAGATCGACATCACCAGTGCCGAGCCGACGACTACGATTTACATCATTGCTTTGACGATTGTCGGTAAAGTGCTACGCGATCACGGACCTCAAACATATGAGGCTATTAGCGTGCAGTCCTATGGGGATCGACCTATCAATATTGACTCACCCTATCTCAGCAATGCCCAGATCGCGCAAGAGTGGGCGACGAAACTAGAAGACCAATACAACGACCTGGACGATCAGGTGAACTCCATTACCATCGTGGGCAACTATTCCACGAACTTTATGACGCAGGTCTTGGCGCGTGAACCAGGCGACGTCATCACCATCACGGAATCCTTAACCGGCTTATCGAGCGTGACGGCGCTGATCCATTCCGTGGATCTCACCGTTGAGGATCGCGGGCTACTCACCTGTACGTGGGGGCTCGCGACCGTACCGCCGCTGACGTCTGGGTTTGTGCTAGATACCGACCAGTTAAACGTCGATGCCTTGCAATTCTAGGGGGAGGGTGAATATGTCACGTCGTGTCAGTTGGATGCTCGGTCTCGTCATGGTCATCGGGAGCACGCCAGTGTTGGCTCAAAGCTGGACGACGCCCAAAACCTGGGCCAGTTCTGACATCCTCACCGCCGCCGATATGAATACGTACGTGCGCGACAACACGGGCGTGTTGCGCGGTGGTGGGATCTCGGTCACGTCGCAGGCGCTTGGGGACCTCTTGTGCGCCTCCAGCACGTCTGCGTTTCAGCGGCTCGACGGCAGTCACGCTGTCGGCAGTCTATTGATCAGCACTGGCACGGGCGCCTGTCCTGCGTTCGGCACGTCCATTGATGGTTCGATCACGTTTTCCAATGCGTCATCGATTCTCGATTTTAGCGGCGTGACGTTACCCGTGATTCGATTCTCCGGCACGAACGGTACGCTGCAAAGTTATAACGACATGAATGTGAGCATCGACGGTGATAACAATACGTCGAACGAGTTCAATGTCATCAACGGCGCCAACACGACGGTGTTCACCGTGACGGAGTCGCCGATTGTCTTTGTGAATGATTCTGCCAACGCCGGCATGACGATTGGTCTCACGATCAATCAAGGCGCCAGCGACAATGAGATTATCGCGTTCAAGTCCTCCGACATCGCGCACGGGGTGACGACGCAAGCAGAGACGAACACCTTCGGGCTTATCCGCAAAGCCGATGCCGCCTCGGGAGGCGTGCAGATTATGTCGTTTACTGAAGGAACGTATGCCCTGGCGCCTTTGTCCATCGTGACGACGGCGGATACCACGAAGACGACCACGTCGGTCGGGGTGGTGGTGTTTGATAATTATTTGAAGTCAGGCACATCGGCGACGAGCATTGGAGCCAACGGCAATCTGTTGGTGGTGCGCGACCAGTCCACAGCCCGCTTCATCCTCGACGCCGATGGCGATTCCCATCAGGACGTCGGTACGGCGTGGACCAACTTCGACAGCCACGACGATGCGAAGGTGCTGAACGCGTTAGCAGTGGAAGTGGCGCGGCCTGACGATCCGTACAAGAACCAGATCAAGGCACGATTCGCGTCGGCCATGGACAGCCTCGCCGGCCGCGATGAACTGCAGCGTATCGGCCTTGTGACCTTCAACGAGGACGGCCACCACTTCGTCAATATGTCCAAACTCGCCATGCTGCACACGGGTGCGATCCGGCAGCAGGCCGACAAGGTGCAGATGATGGAGGCGCGGTTCCAGCAACTCGAGCAGGAGAACATCCGGCTGGCGGCGCGGCTGGCGGCGATTGAAGGCACGGACATACGGGTGAGCCGGTGAAGCGCGCGATTCTCCTTGGCGTCCTCTGCGTGGTGTCACTGGGCGCACAAGCGCCAGCCCTCACGGATCTGGAAGCCTGCCGAGTGGATGTGAGTCTCCAGAACGAGGCGATTGTCAGGCTGAAGATCCAACTCGCGGACTTGCAGAAGCAGTACGACGTGGTGCAGTTGCAACTGGATCGTCAGCAGCGTACGCCACCGCCGCGTGATGGGTTTGTCTGGCAGTGGGAGATCGATGCGAAGACGGGGCAACCGAAAGGCTACGTCAAAGAGGCGGCGAGACCCACTGTCGACAAGGAGTGAGGGCGTGACTCTAACGATCGAGCAAGTGTTAGCGATTGGTGTGCCAACGATTCTGGCGCTGACCTGGCTCATCCGGCTAGAGGGACGCATCGATGTGGGCGTGTCCCGCCACGATGACATCGTGGGCCGGCTCGAGCGCATCGAGGCGAAGCTCGACCGCTCCAATGGCATCCATCACCCATGACTGATGCCGAGGTGCGGGCCGCCCTCACCGAGCGTGACGTGTTATTGCTGACGTTGCTCGGCGAGGCGCGCGGAGAGGAACTGGAAGGACGAGTCGCCGTAGGGTGTGTCGTGCGGAACCGTGTCGCTGATGACCGCTGGCCGGACTCTGTTAAAGACGTGTGCCTGCAGCGGTGGCAGTTCTCGTGCTGGAACGGCGGCGATGCGAACTACCGATCCCTGATGAGCCATGCGCGACAGATCGTGGGGGACCATGCCATCCGTTCAAGTTTTGTCCCGACCGCGCTGGACCTTGAAACACGCTGGCTGGCGAAGGGTCTGCTCACGGGTGTGGTGCGCGACAGAATTTCTGGATCGAATCATTACCTCACTCGTGCGCTCTGGGAGTCAGCACCGCCTACTTGGGCAAAGGGACGCTCACCTACATGCTTTATCGGTAGGCATGTATTTCTCAAGATCGATCCATGAGATGCCGCTGCTCTGTGCTCGGTGCGACACGGATGTGACCATCGCGTTTCATGCGTCCCCAGCGCATGTGCCGTTTAAGTGTCGGTGTGGCTCATCGGAGTTTATCGATCAGCCGGAGCCGCCAGAGTTTAAGTTGACCGAGAACGATCGGCGGTTCCTGCGCGGCATCAAAGTTAAGGGAGACGCATGAGAACACTGGCACTGCTCGCGCTGATGACTGGCGTGATGGCTGCACAGGAACCAGCGCCGCGACCGTGGATGCAAGGGGTGGTGGAGAAGTACTGCCACCAGACGCAAGCGGACATTGACCGGATGCGGAAAGAGTTTCCAGACAAGGCGGATCAGATTCAGCTCTGCGAGTGCAAGCACACCTGCGACCCCGGCTACGAGCACGCAGAGGAAACAGAGAACCGGAAGTGGGACGCACGCTGCCTCAGCCGGTGTTCGCCCCAGAACTGTAACTGTAGGCATCCTTGCGATAGTTAGGACATAGCCATGCTGGACTATCTAGCGATCGCGGTGGCGGCGCTGTTCTTTCTGGGCCTGATGTGGATCGTGCAGAACGTAGACGAATAGATGTTCGGACTCCATAGCCACTTCGACGGCTGCATCGGCCCGCTGGCTGCTGACGTGACGCGGCTCGGGTTCACGCTGCATCGCATGGAAGTCACCCATGTGGACGACGCCACGATGACCGCGATGGTGCAGGAGTCGGTGGACGCTGGCGCGCAGCCGCTCGTGGTGATCTGGGACACGAGCCGATTGCCGCATCTAACTGGGCGGGATGCGGAGTGGAAGAACGAGCTCGACGGCGATATGCCTCCGGAGGCATATCGGCGCGAACTGGATGCGGCCGTCGAGATCGCCGTGGCTCACGGGGTGCGGTTGTGGGGCGGGGTGATCAGCAACCTCGACGGCGATTCGCTCGCCTGGCTGAATGCGGTGCGTGACGCGGGCGGTGGCTGGCCTTCGGATTTGTACGGCATCACGGCGCATCGCTACGGCGACGGGACGTTTGAGAATCCCCATCGGGGGTTTAGCAGTCGAGACGCGGAAGTGAAGTGGCTACGCGCGGCCGCGGCGGGGAAGCCGATCCAGATCACCGAGTTCGGCTATCCGAGCGTGGACATGACCGAGGACGAGCAGGCCGAGCGCATCAGTCAGGAGTGGGCGTTCTGGCAGGGCCACGACATTCCGGCGTACCTCTATCAGATCAACGACGGGGCGAGCACCTGGCCGATTGATCACTTTGGGATTCGCCGGATCGATGGCTCGTGGAAGGCCGCGGCCTACACGGTGCCGACGACGACACAGGAGAGCGACATGTTGACCAACTTTTCGATTTCCAAGAAGCGCCTGATCCCGGTGCCGGGGCGGGCGGGCTATTTTACCTACCAGTACCCAAGGGGCACAGACACCGTCCTGTCGGTGCAGCCGGACGGGTCGTTCCAGTCCAGACCGGCCGGGACGGCGGGCGCGTGGGAATCGTTCTACCTCGATGAGGATCGGCGTCGGGCCATCTTCGATGAGACGGCGGAATCGTTCGCGTATCCGTTGGTGGATTGATGAGCCTCGTCCTCCTCACCGACGGCCGACCGAAGAAGACGGGCCAGGAATCCGGCTGGCTGCACGTGCAGGGCCGCGACTTCATGACGGACCAAAACGAGTACTGGCAGTTCCGTGGCTGGTCGGCGCACTACCTGTTGAACTGCCTGATTGGCGGCTACCCGTGCGACCCCATCGACGCCGTACTCGATCAGGTCATCGACTACGGCTACAACACGCTGGTGACGGTGGGCATGCACGCAAGTCCGTGGAAGGTGGCGAACGGCTGGGCGCTGACGCCCTTGACGCACCCGGATTACTTCGTGCGGCTGGCGCAGCTCTTCGACAAGGCGGCCGAGCGCAAGTTACGAGTCGCCCATGCGCCGCTTGCGGACATGCAGCACTACACCGGCGACAAGCAGCACTTCTGGCGCGAGTCGTGCGCCGTGATGCGCGGACGATGGAACCTGCTCCCGCGCAAGGGGAACGAGGACTACTCGAACGGCTGGCACCCGAACGACTACCAGTTCCCTGACGGCATGAGTGGGCTGTTGTCGCAGGGCTCGCGCGGCGAAGGCACGCATCCTCGTTACAACCCGTATTACCCGTACCTGGACTGGGTCGAGTACGAAGTGGTCCGCAAGGCGCCGAAGATGTTTCTAGACCTGCCGTTGCGCCAGATGCAGGACGGGGACTTCGCTGGGCCAGCCACGAACCGGCCGACGGTCAACATCGAGCCGATGTTCTTTGCGGACACGAACCCGGACCACGTTGGCGATGCGCGCTCCACCGACCCGCGCGTGGCGCTCGAGATGGGCGTGATGATGGCGGAGTGTGCGGGCGGCGCCTTCGGGTGCTCGCTCGGGCTGGAGTGCCGCGTGTTGCCGGCTGGCTCCATCTCCGACCAGTGCGCGAAGGAGTTCATCCGAGGACTCAAAGCTGGCTTTGTCCGACCGTTCGCGGCGTTGGATTTTCAGGGCGACCACTAACCAAGTTTCTCCCCCAGAGAAAACAGGAGACGACACCGTGACCGATCGCGCACTCTGGCACACGAAAACATTCTGGTTCAACGTCATCTCGGCGGCGCTGCTGATTGCAGCCCTACCTGAGTTCGCGGCGTTGATTCCAGAGCTCTGGATCAAGTACGTCGTGTTCACGCAGGCGGCGGGGAATATCGTCTTGCGCTACATCACGACCGAACCTGTGCGCTAACGGAGGACATATGAGACGACTAACACTGCTCCCGATCCTAGCGGTCCTCTGGGCGGGCTGTGCCACGCCGCCGCCGAACCTGACCCCTGAGGCCACGCAGGCGTTCAAGGCGACGCGCGTCGTCAAGGCGCTCGACATTCTCCGCGATGCGGCCATCGATGCGAACGCCCAGACGCCCCCGTTGATGCCAGAGGCGACGACACGGCGCGTCGTGCTGTATCACCAATCCTCCGTCAAGATCATCCAGGCTACGGCAGAGGGCTGGGTACCTGCTGTGCTGGCCGGGTTGACCGAGCTGGAGGTGAACCTGCCGCCGTCAGAACGATCGCTACTGGGGCCGTATATCGCGCTGGTCAAGACCATCCTGAGCGAGGTGACACGCTAATGGCGATCGATAAAGGTCAACTCATTACTGTCGTCGTGCAGGAACTACCAGCCATCATTGGCTGGCTACGGGGCGCTCTGACGCGACCCGATCCAACGGCACCACAACCGACCAGTGAGGAAGTGATCGCCGCGTTACGGGATGCGTGCGTCTCCACGTTGGCGAAAGACGCGGCATGGCTGGCGGCACACCCAAACCCTACGCCCTAGGGCTCCTGCAGCGGGTGCTCTATGAAGAGGGCGAACGGTAGGCTGTGCATCAAAGGCTGTGGCCGCGTGGCGACGCGCCCGGTGCGGAAACAGTGGAGCCGTTCCTACTGCCAACAGCACTGGCAGGCGTTGCCGTCCAATCAACGGGCCCAGTCCACACGGCTGAACCCGCGGCGACGGGCATGGGCGCGCACGGCGGCCAAGCGCCGGCTGCGAATAGGTCGGCGGTTTGTGGGGACGGCGGCCACCGTCGAACAGGCGGTGGTCATCAATACCCACCTCAGGAGGCGGCTTGTCACTTTCAAGAGACAGCAGGCAGGAGCGAAAACTCAAGCTCCTGCTCCGCACGCAGTTCCGGTTCAAGCAAGGGCTCGAGCGCATCGACTTCGAGGAAGACGTCTTACTGCCGGAGATTGAAAAGTTGAAGAGTGGCGGATCGGTCCTCGGCCTCCCGGAGGGTGTCGCGTTCGACATACACATCGACCATGAGAATCCTGATCCGGCCACGTCCACCACAGAGCCTCGACCCCGCACATCGCGTCGTCGTGCGGGCGGCCAGAATCGGCGTCAGCGCACGTCCGCTCCGGGTGCTCGACTTCGACATCGAAAATAGGCCACTCTCGTATCTCGGCTCCGACTTCACCACGGCCGAGGTGACGACGATCGCGTGGGCATGGACAGATCAGCCGCACGCTGTCACCGTGTATCTCTTGGGCGAGACAGAGTTGCCGGATATTCTGCGTAGATTCGTGGCTGTATTCGACGCATCGGACATGGTCACGGGGCACTTTATTCTGGGCCACGATCTCCCCATGATCAACGGGGCGCTGATGGAATGCCGGATGCCTGTGTTGAACTCGAAGATGGTCCACGACACGAAATGTCACCTGATTCGGCGCAAGGGTATTAGCTGCTCACAGGAATCACTGAGCGCGATGTTGCGGCTGGAGCAGTCGAAAGTGCAGATGAATCAGATGAAGTGGCGCGCGGCGAATCGCCTCACGCCGGAGGGTCTGGCGCTGGTGCGTGAGCGCGTGGTGGGCGACGTCAAGCAGAACATAGCCATGCGGCAGGAGTTGTTGTCGCTCGGGTATCTCAGCAGTCCGAAGCTCTGGCGGAGCGGAACCGCTCGCGTCGAAAGTTACGCGCCATGACCCACGACAAGCCATTCGTCCGGATCATCTGGCATGACGCGGCCGACGACACGCGGACGTGGGTGCCAGCTGAAGACATCGCCGCCTTCACGGACAACGTGGTCGAGGTGATCTCGTGGGGCTGGCTCGTGGGCGGATCGAGGAAGTCGAAGTACATCACGCTGGCCGCTGACTACATTCGCGACGGCACGTACGGCAGAGTCACTAAGATCCCGTCCAAGATGGTCGTGGCGTTCGATGAGTTCCGACAGGAATAGCCCCATGACAGCAAACAACGTAATGACTACGGCACACGACGAAACGTGCGACGACCTCCACGGGGCACACATCTACAGCGCGCATCGGGAAGGGTTCTGGCTGGTGATCAAGTACCGCAACCGTGATGGGCTAGACCGCGTCCTGAACGTGTCCGGGCGCACAACGCGCGGGGCGGTGTACTGCGGGAAGTGTGGGGAAGAGAAGCTGGTGGACATCGTCCGGGATAAGGGACGGCCCCCGCAGGCGTACTGCACGGTCTGCAGTAATCGATGGGAACTGGTTGCGTGACGTTTACGGTGCTGGCGGTGCAGCGGTAAGCGTCGCCCTGTTCTTCTCGAGCCATGTCTCCACTTTGCGAGCGAGGTTCTCGCCATAGCTCCGACCGAACGGCCCAAGGCTCGCGTCGATCTGTGTCTCAAACGTACCGCTGCGAAGCATGGCGCGGGCGCTGGCCTCGGGCGTGTTCGGTCCCTGCCTGGTGACGGCCTGTCCGTTGCCGACATACGTCGTGACCGCGGAGCCCTGTCTGGTCCATTCCATGCCGGCGCCCACGACTTCGATGGTGACTGTCGCCGCGTCGGGCGTGTCCACGAGGCGCACAGTCTGATTCTTCGCCAGTCGTTTCTTCATGTCCGCGACGGCCGTGGTCCGTTCCTTCGACGTGTCCTCGAGCGCGACCAGCCCTGTCGCGTCGTGTGTGGTGAAGACATAGATCGGAATCGGTGATTGCGCGAATACGACGGACGGCAGGACGACGAGCGCGGCGACGAGGGTTAGCTGTTTCATAAAACCACTCCTTATAAACGCAGCGTAAAACAATTGGTTGACAATAGCAAGTGGCTTAGTGTTTACTATGTCCTGTGAATACGAAAGTGCTTGTGGCGCGGCGTCAGCGGGAACTCACCCAAGAGGAATTAGCCGACAAAGTCGGGGTCTTCCGTGCAGACATCTCCCGCATTGAGAGTCAGGGCTGGGTCCCGCCGTTAGACATCCAAGAGAAGATTGCAGCCGTGCTTCGAGTAGAACGGACGGACATCTTCGGCCCCGGTTCGGAAATGAGCGCGTTATGAGTCTTTCGCCACGAACAGGCCGCGAACAGAGTGTGCAGCGACGGGCAACCATAACCGTGAATGGGCCTGAGTCCAATAATGGCCTTTCAGTAAGCTTCGCCTCCCTCACTGTGCGTCTATGGGCACGGGTGAGAAAGACCCACGACTGCTGGATCTGGACGGGCGCGCGGACTGGCTCGGGTTCTGTGCGGCATGGTCAGATCATGTGGCGAGGCAAGCCGCGCCGCGTTCACCGTCTGGTATGGGCGATTCTACGCGGCCCAATCCCAGCCGGCCAGCAAATTAACCACCACTGCGACAACCCGGTCTGCGTAAATCCTGACCACCTTTATCTAGGCACGCAATCCGACAACATGCGTGATGCGGCGCGCCGCGGACGATTCACGGTTCCACGAACCACCACACAGCTCTCACCGCATGACCGCCTGACGATTTATCGCACGCCTGCGTATCGCGGTGTCTGTGTGGCGTTGGCGCGTCAGTACGGTGTGACGAAGTCCTGTATTTCCGTAATCCGAAGGGGGCGATTCATTGGGAGTGGTGTGTGATGGCGACCTTCACCCATGCCTACCTTCGGGACGTGCGCTTTGAGGCGCAAGTCTACCGCGTCCGCATGCAGCTCGCCACACCCTCGACGAAGAGCGCGTGCTCAGAGAAGGTGCGCTTCCAGTGGACGGAGCCATCGGTCAAGGCCCCGCGCTGCACGTTGGAACCTGATGACGTGGTGCAGGTCCACCGGCTGTCCGCGCAGGGTGTCCACGCGAAACAAATCGCACAGCGGTTCGGCGTGCGGACGCGACAGATCGAGCGGATTCTCACGGGTCGGTCGTGGAAGGGTCTGTGGCCGGGCGCGTCTCCATCAAACGGCTCTGTAGGGCCGGATGGATCTCTGAGGGGAGAGAAGAGGGCGCGTCCGGCTCAGTTCACAGGGAGGGAGGCGTGATGTGGTCAGTCAATCCGGCTTCGTTCTCGTCGGTGCCCTTGTGGGGCTCGCTGTCTGCGTGGTGGTTCTCGTACTGGTCGCGCTATGTTGGCTCGCGATTGTCGCGGCGGCTCGCGCGCATCTCCTGCGTGCTCTCTGGGCACGTCGAGTACCCGGTGTTTGGCTACGGGAAGCTCCACCTCCAGTGCTTGCACTGCAAGCGGGAGACGCCCGGATTCAGATGGGACGTCAGGCGTGTGAAATCGAAGACCTTGCGGTTTGGGCGGAGGCCATAGGCCATGACGTCCCCCGCGCTTAAACATTCAGAGAGGAGTGCTGAGATGTCTGAATCGTATGTCCCTGAACGCGCCAAGACGCCGGCTGAATGGGCCGAGCACTTCGGCCACAAAGCGACGAACGCGATGAAGAACGGGGAAGCCATGCACCATGTGTTCTGGTATGCCCGACTTGCGGGCAGCTTTGCCGCGGTGGCGCTCGAGAAGGACGCACAGGCGAGCCGGAACGCGGCGCATCGGGACGAAGTGAACCGGGCGTTTCAGACGCTGAGTCCGCAGACGTGGTTCAGCTTGCAGGAAGTGGCGGATCAGAAGCTCACGGACTACCTGAACGCGGACGCGCATCTGGGCGCGGTGGAGAGCTAAACAAGTGAAGGTGAAGCTCGATCAGATCGTGTTCGACGCCGGGACGCAGATCCGCGAAGCCCTCGATCAGCAAGTGGTGAGCGACTACGCCGAGGCGATGACGAACGGCGCGCAGTTCCCGCCCGTCGTGCTGTTCCATGACGGGAACAAGCACTACCTCGCTGATGGGTTCCATCGGTTCATGGCCGCGCAGCGGATTCAGGCGCGCGACATCGACGCCGAAGTAAAGGCTGGATCAAAGGACGATGCACTGTGGTTCGCACTTGGCGCGAACAAGCTCCACGGTAAGCGGCTGACCAGGGCCGACAAAACTCACGCGGTCAAGCTTGCGCGCGAATGCTGGCCAGAGAAGATGCAACGTGAAGTGGCTGAACAGGTGGGATGTCATCCGAGCCTGGTATCGGCCGTCTATGCGAAATACGCGATCACTACACATAGTGAACCCGTATTAACTGGGCGACAGCGTAAAACCGCCGCGACTAAATCAGCCATCCGTGAACTGATCGAGCGTGGAGCATCGGCGCAAGAGATTGTAGCTCGCGTTGGCGCTAGCGGGAGCACTGTGGCCGCAGTTCGTTCTGAGATGGGCCTTTCCACGATCGACAAAACCAAGAGCGCCATTCGTGGTCGGCGGGAACGGCTGCGCGAAATGGCATTAGAAGGATACAGTTCGCGCCAAATGGCCGCTGAGTTGGGTCTGTCCGTGGAAGGATGCCGCGCGATTCTGAGAGCGGAAGGTATCGACGTACCGGCGGATCGCGCCGTTGGTAAAACCAAACTCCACGATTCAAACCGCATCGTGGAACAGATCGTCGCCGATACGGAAAACCTCACCGAAGGCACCAACCTCATCAACTACACCGACCTCGATCGTGAGCGTTTAGGCGAGTGGGTTGATTCCCTCATCGCGTCCAAGCGGGCGCTGGATGCCTTCATTAAGAAGCTCATCAAGGAGAAACAGAAGCATGGCCAAGCAGCCTAACCGCAAGCCGTCAAAGATCCGCCCTGTGCCCTTGGGCATGATGCGGATTCCGCCCGCGCTCGTCACGCAGCGAGAATTTCGCAAGGCGCACGGCGACCGGATCGCCGCCGATCTGGATCTGAACAAGTTAGGGTTTCCCATAATCAATCACCGTGACGGCAACTACTGGGTGGTCGATGGACAGCATCGCGTCTATGCCCTGAAGGAGTTCGGCTTTGGAGAGAAGGACTTGTTTGACTGCGAAGTCTACGAGGACCTGAGCGATGCCGAGATGGCTGAAATCTTCCTCGGCAGGGACGCACGCAAGGCGATCCCCGTCTACGACAAATTTCATGTGTCGGTCACGGCGGGCCGCAAGCGCGAACGCGATATTCAGCGCGCGGTGGAGTCCAACGGGCAGAAGATTTGCCGGCAGAAGGATGAGGGCGGCATCAGTGCCGTCGGGGCGCTCGGGTCCGTGTATGACCGATCGGGTGATGTTGTGTTGGGACAGGTGATCCGCACCATCAACTTGGGGTTCGGCGGCGACCCGCAGGCGTTCGACCGATCCATCATCGAAGGGCTCGGGCTCACCTACAACCGCTACAACGGGCGCACCAACGAAAAGCGTCTCGGGACCAGGTTGTCCGATCTGCGGCAAGGCGCGCGGGAATTGCTCCGAAAGGCGGAGGCTATTCGCGTACGCACTGGGACGGACAAGAAGCAGTGCGTGGCTGCTGCCGTGGTGGATCTCTACAACAAGGGTATGGGGACGCGCGACAAGAACCGTCTGCCGCCGTGGTGGAAGGAAGAAGGCGCGTAGGAGGGTTAGAGCCACGGGGTATCTCGACACCAAGCGCCGGTTACAGCACAGAAGGAGAGACATGAGTCGAAGCAATCCCAGTGCGAACGCCCCGAACCCCTCAGCGCGATGGATGGAATGGAACGGCGAAAAGGGTGGCGTCCGCTACTACGACAAAGACGCGAAGGTGAACGTGGACGTGCCGTTGCCGTTCACGTTCCTGCTGTTGGACGAACTCGCTTGCGTGCGCGGCTGGCACGATGCAAGCCAGAGCGGCATCTACTCAAACGAAGTCCGCGACACCACGAAGGACGCGCTCGTGGTGAAGGCGTTCAAGGGCGGGACGTTGGCCGAGGGCTTTTACAAAGCCATTAAGGATCGCGTGAACAACGAAGGCGGGCAATTCGTGGCGAACTGCTACGTGGCGGTGAAGCTCGAGAACGGGACGCTGACGCTCTGCTCGATCCGGTTTAAGGGGGCCGCGCTCGGTGCCTGGATGGAGTTCCGCAAGGCGCATCGCGGCTCACTCTACGAGAAGGCGGTGCGGATCACGGGCTTCACCGAAGGCAAGAAGGGCCGCATCGTGTTCCGAGTGCCGACGTTTGAATTAAAGGACGTGTCGTCGGACACGAACCGGGACGCCATCGCGCTCGACAAAACGTTGCAGGCGTATCTGGACGGGTATCTCCAGCGCAAGACGCGCGACCAAGCGGACGAGCCAGCGAACGAACCAGCGGACGATGACGCCGGCTATGTGCCGCCGAGCGACGAACTCGATTATTCGGACATTCCCTTTGCGTGGCTGATGCCGTACGTGTTGCCGGCGCTGGCTTCGCTGTCGATGCTCGTATGAAGACCTGCTTTAAGTGCGGCGTGGCGAAGCCGGTGGAAGAGTTCTACCGGCATCCCCAGATGGGTGATGGCCATCTGGGCAAGTGTAAGGACTGCACGAAGCAGGACATGCGGAACGACAGACACACAAAGCCTCGCGTGCGCCAATACGACCGTGAGCGTGCGAGGTTGCCTCATCGCGTGGCGCTACAAAAGCGCATCTCTGAGCAGTGGAGACAACGATTCCCAGATCGAAAGAAAGCGCAACAGGCGGCCAATAACGCAATCCGTGATGGCAGGCTGAAGCGTGGCGAACATTGCGAGGGGTGTGGCCTACAGAAGCCGATTCAGAAGCACCACCCAGATTACGCGCGTCCGTTGCTAGTGCTCTGGCTGTGCAAACCGTGTCACGCAATTGCCGACAAGGTCCGGCGCGTGCTGGAAAGGACAGCAAGCTAGCCAATGGCTGTCCACCTCTACGTTGGCGACGATCCCGGCCCCTGGTTACATGGCGGGGGCGTGTACTGCGGCTGGCCCCATCGGGTGCATCTGAGACATACGACGTGGGACTGGCGCGAGGTGACGTGCGTGAACTGTCTGGGGCGGCGCGCGGGCGTGACGCAGTTGGCGCTCAAGGATTCAGCGAAGCCGGGACCAGATGGTGATCCGCGGGACGTGAACGAGGTATGACATGAACTGGAAGGATTTAGACCCGAGTATTGAAGATGCTTGGGCGGGCCGTGAACTGAAGCTATGTAGGGATACGACGGAATGCTGCAAGGAGCTGTCGCGCGTCTGGTTGGCGCTTGGGGATAGCGCGATGAAGCGGCCCTATTTGGGTTCAGCATCAGAGCGGGTGAGAGAGTTGCGGAGAATGAGAGAGTCGCAAGACCAGTCAAGTTTTAGGGCAGAAAAACATGTCGGTTCGACTGAACTAGAGGACGCGCTAGGACGACTACTGGACGCGCTCTATTCGCAGTGGCCGGATACGTACGCCGTTGAAGGCACAGAGGACTTTCGGCAAGTAGTAAAGCATGCCGAGGAAACGCTACGGTTATATCGAATTGCATTAGCCGATGGAGATCCGCGGCCACTGGGAGACGACGCGGCATGAGCATGGCGTTTCCAAAACCCAGACCTCGTGCCTTGCAAAAGAAAGATCGCGCGAAGGCGAAGCAGTCCGTCGAGGACCGCGAGAACGCAACAGTCCGCGCTAGGAGTAAAGGCCAGTGTGAGGTGCGCGAGCAGTTCACCAGCCGGGGCTTTGCGGAACCCACGATCTCAAGCACGCGGCGGTGTGTGCGGCGGGCCAGTGAAGTGCATCACATCTTAGGTGGCTCAGGCCGACGTGGCGTCGGGGAGAGCTCCAAAGCAGAAAACAAGCTGCACCTGTGCGGCCCGTGCCATGACCTGATCACGCGGCACATCCTCCAAGTGCATTGGACACAGGTAGAAGATCGGGCGGGGACGCATTACGTGGTGAGGCTGACGTGAAGTGTTTGGATCTTTCCGAGTCAATACCACTCAAAGACCTAAGTGGTGGTCGTTTGAAAGGATGGCCCGGTGGCGAAGCGTGGCTTCCCAATGGCGTCATCCGCCCAACATTCCGACTCGCAAAACAGGAAGACGTGGTTCATGTTTGGGTGACGAGATCGCGTGGGTGTGGCAGGTGGATCTATTGCGACTACTGCTACAAACACGCACTGCCGCTGACTTTGTGTGAATTGTACGAGTGTGAACAATCGGAGATGCAGATTTGCTCGGCTTGTGGCGCTGGACTGACTTCACCAGAGTCCAAGACTGTGGCGGGGGTGAAATGACGTTTCACGACGTAGCAAACATCTTTCCACTGATGGGCGAGCGAGAACTGTCTGAGCTTGCCCAGGACATCGCCGCGAACGGATTACGAGAACCGATCTGGCTGCATGACGACGGGCGCATTATCGATGGCCGGAATCGGTTCCTTGCGTGTGAACGCGCTGGCGTCAAGCCTGACTATCGGACGTGGGACGGCCACGGGTCGCTCGTGGCGTTCGTCGTTAGTCTTAACCTACACCGGCGGCACCTGGACGAATCCCAGCGAACCATAGTGGCGGCGCGTATTAAGCAAATCTTAAGTGCAAATTTGCACCCAGGGGAAGATGCAGCGGAGCAGGCCGCTGAGTTATTGAACGTGTCGCGGCGCTCTGTTTTTACTGGACAAGCGGTTCTTGATGATGGCGCACCAGAATTAATACAGGCTGTGGAGCGTGGAGATGTGGCCGTAAGCACTGCGGCCGTTATCTCTTCGGAACTGACAAGAGCAAAACAGCAGGCACTGGTGGCACGCGGGGAAGTCGAAATCTTGAAGGCCGCGAAAGAGATCCGTGCTCAGCGACTAGAAGAGCGACGGCAGGAACGAGTCGAGAAACTGGCCGACATCTCGCGTGGTAGTGCGCCTCTAATTACTGGCCGTCGCTACCCACTCATCTACGCTGACCCGCCCTGGAAGTACGAACACGTCGAGACGGAAAGCCGCGCCATTGAAAACCAGTATCCAACGATGGAGCTGGACGACATCTGCGCGCTGCCACTCGCAGACGTGACGACCGATGACGCGGTCTTATTTCTCTGGGCCACGAGTCCGAAGTTGGCTGAGGCGATGCGCGTGATCGAGTCGTGGGGGTTTAACTACCGGACGTCAATGGTGTGGGTGAAGGACCAGATCGGGATGGGCTACTACGCTCGCCAGCAGCACGAGTTGCTGTTGATTGCTACGAAGGGCCAGCCACCGACACCGGCCCCATCGAACCGACCGGCGTCAGTAGTGAAGTCACCACGCACGGCACATAGCGCGAAGCCGGTTGAGTTCTACGAACTGATTGAGCGCATGTATCCGGAATTTCCGAAGTTGGAAATGTTCTCACGCGTCCCGCGTGATGGCTGGGATGCGTGGGGAAATCAGGCAGCATGAGCATTCAATTGGGTAAGGCAGAACCGCGATTTGACATTGACCTCGCATATGGACACCAGGGTGAATTACAGATCGGTGAGTTTTTAGACTGGATCGCAAACGGCAACGCTGCCGTTGAGGTAAAGCGTAAGCGGTTTCTTGACCACAGGATCTACGTAGAAACCCACTGCGATAAAGGCCGGTCTGGTGTATTTGCCCCGTCTGGAATCAATGTCACAACGGCGGCGATGTGGGTGTTCATTATCGGAGACACTGGTGTTCATATCGCCATCCCTACGGACCTTCTACGAGAACAACTAAATGATCCGAGTTCTAGCGATAAAGAAGAACGCGACGGGTCATGTCCAACGCGCGGCAAGTTGATCGACTTCTGCGTCTTGCTGTATCGAGAAAAACAGAGACGCCGGCTGGCTGGGAAACTCTAAATGGCACGCGAAGCAGACAACACCTGGGCAGTCTTCTGTGCGCCGGCACGGGTGGCGCGGGAACCAGAACCGATGCGACTGGAGTTCTGATGGCGAGCGCGAGTCCAGCATTCCAGTTTTACCCTAAAGACTTTCTGACGGACGTGAAACAGATCGCCATGTCTCTCGCAGAAGTCGG